AGAAGAAGAAAAAGAAGAAGATAATCTTTTATTTGATGGTATGTATATAACAGAACAAGATCCTGCGGGGGAAGAAGGTGGTGAAGATGATCCATTTTTTGACGTTGAAGGAGAAGAAGGTGGTGAAGAAACACCTGAAGAGGGAGTTGAAACCGATGAAACTGAAGACGCAGACACATTTGGTGACGTTGAAGGTGAAACCGATCCTTTTGGTGATACTGAGGTAGAAGATGAATTCGCAACTGAAGAACCATTAGGTGGTGAAGATACCGTAGAAGTAGATGTTACTGATATTGTTGATAAAACTGAAGAAACAAAAACTTCTGTAGATGGTGTAAGTACTAAGATGGATGATTTACTATCTAAATTATCTGAATTAGAATCACAAGTTTCGGGTATGGATAAAGTTATTAATAAGATTGATGACTTAGAAAAAGAAATCGAAAGAAGAAACCCAACACCTGTAGAGAGATTAGAAATGAGGTCAATGGATTCGTTCCCTTATAGTGTTAAACTAACTGACTTTTGGAAAGATAAAGAAGGTTATGAGGCAAAAGAAGAGGAACAAGAATTTACATTAACACAAAGTGACGTTGATAATTTCGATGAAAAAGAGATTAGAGCATCGTTTAACTCAACTGATAATGAGTAAAACCATTTAGAGTAAGAAGAAGAAAATAAAAATAATAAAACCTCACATAAGTGGGGTTTTTTCTTTTACCACCTATTGACTTTTTGAAATTCTATACGTATTATTGTATATTATTAATTTAAAAAAAATATACAATGAGTAACAGTTTAGATGCTATTTTGGCTCAGTATGAAAAAAACACTGAACCAACAAAAAGTGGAAACAAAATGTCTAATGAAGATAGACTTAAAAAGTATTTCACTGAAAAACTACCTAAAGGGGTAAAAACACAATCAAAAACTTTCAGAATCTTACCTACAAAAAATGGTGAGAGTCCATTTACTGAGGTTTATTATCATGAAAAACAAGTTAATGGAAAATGGGAGAAAATCTATTGTAACCATTTAAATGATGGTGAACATTGTCCTTTATGTGAGGCAAAAGATGCTTTATATGAAGATGGTTCTGAGAAAGCTAAAAATTTAGCTAAGGAATTTATACCTAGAAAATTCTATATAGTTAAAGGAATCGATAGAGAAAATGAAGATCACGGAGTTAAGTTTTGGAGATTTAAACATAAAAAGACTGGCGACGGTGTTATGGACAAATTAATTCCTGTGTTTAAACTTAAAGGTGATATAACCGACCCTAGAAATGGTAGGGATATCCTAATTTCAGCGGGAAGAAATGATAAAGGACATAGTGTTGTTACCTCAATTATGACTGATGATGTAACTATTCTTACTGAGAGTAAAGAATATGCGAACGAATGGTTTAATAATGACGAATCTCACAAGGATGTATACTCTAAGAAATCTAATGAATACTTAGAAATTGTAGCAACTAATAAAACCCCTATTTGGGATTCTGAACAAAAGAAGTTTGTTGCTGAGGAGGATAAAGAAGAAAAAGAAACTGCTTCATTGTCTGAAGAAATCAATATGATGAGAACTGAATCTACGAAATCTTTTGAGTCTGACTATAGCAATGATGCCGATGATGTAGATTTTGATAATGATGTTGAAGTATCATCATTAGATGATGATGATGAATTACCATTTTAATAGAATATGGCGAAGCAACCACTTAAGAAAAAAGCATCTGATTTTTCGTCTATAAGAAAGAAGTTTTCTTCCAGTGATAGGTACAAAGAACAAAAGTACTTTGATATGGGAGAAGCCTTTCAGAAGTCGACAGGATTACCTGGACCTGCAATAGGTCAGATTAACATGCTTTTAGGACATTCGGACACAGGAAAAACTACGGCACTTATTAAGACTGCGGTTGACGCACAGAAAAAAGGTATTCTTCCTGTATTCATCATTACAGAACAAAAGTTTAGTTTCGAACACTCAAAACAAATGGGTTTGGAAACTGAGTACGTTGAGGAAGTTGATGAGACAACAGGAGAGGTTTTAGGTTTTTGGGATGGATTCTTACTTTACAAATTAGGATTTGACTATATTGAACAGGCATTTGAATACGTAACTGAAGTATTAAATGCACAAAGAGATGGTGAAATTCCACATGATATAGTTTTCCTATGGGACTCAATAGGTACAATACCTTGTCAGATGAGTTTTGATGGTAAGGGTGGAAATCAACACACTGCAAGGATTATATCAGAAAAATGGGGTATGGGTATGGCACAAAGGATTACATCTTCTCGTAAAGTATCTTCCCCATATACCAATACAATGGTATTTGTAAACCAACCTTGGGTTGAACTACCTGATAACCCATTTGGACAACCTAGAATACAACCAAAAGGTGGACAATCAATATATCTATCTTGTGCGTTAGTATTCTTATTTGGAAACCAAAAAAGTTCAGGTGTGTCAAAATTAAACGCAACCAATAAAGGTAGAAAAGTAAATTTTGCAATCAGAACAAAAGTAGGTATATTTAAAAACCATATGAATGGATTAGGATATGCAGATAATAAGATTTTGGCTACCACACATGGTTTCATTGAAGATGATAAAAAGTACATTGATCAATATAAGAACGATTATAAAGATTATTGGGCAGAAGTATTTGATACCATTGGAGAAGAATCAATTACCTTTGATGTAGAAGAAGGTGATGTTATAGAACCACCAGTCGATTATTCAGATAATTAATTTTTTAACTTTTAATCGATTATGAGTGAAAGTGCCAAATAAGAAAAAAAGAACCCAAAGAACATTAATAGTTGATGGAGATTCATTGTTAAAGACCGCCTATCATGGGGCAAAAAATCTTTATTATAAAGAAACCCATATAGGTGGAATTTTTCAATTCCTAACAATGGTACGTAAAATGTTAAATGAATATAAATTTGACAGAGTTTATGTATTTTGGGACGGCACATTTAGTGGTAGACTAAGATACGATATATATAAAGACTATAAATCTAATAGAGACAAAGATTTCTATAACGAACAACCACCATCAGAAATAGATTTATATTTACAGAAAGAAAGATTATATTCTTATATTGAAGAGTTATTTATAAGACAATACAGAGATGATATTGTTGAGGCGGATGATTCTATAGGGTATTATGTAAATAATATGTCTGAGGACGAAAGGGTGGTTATTATGACAAAAGATAGAGATATTTGTCAACTAATCAATGAAAGAGTTTCAGTTTATGACTTAAATTTAAAAAAAGTAGTTACTGAAGAAAACTATTTAGTATATTTTGATCATCACCCATCAAATTTAAAACTTATAAAAATGATTACTGGTGATGTTAGTGATAACATTAAAGGTATAGATGGTGTAAGTGAAAAAACATTGGTGAAATTTTTTCCTGAAATTATGGAAAAAACTTTGACTTTGGAGTATATTTTTAGTAAAATTGAAGAAATACAAAAAGAAAGAAAAACAAGGTTAAAAACATTAGATAATATATTAAATAAAGTTACCAAAGGATCACAAAAAGAAATGATTTATGAGGTTAACGAAAAGATAATAGATTTAACTAATCCACTATTAACTGAAGATACTAAAACAGATTTAGATTACCTATTTAGCACTACTATGGATCCGGAAGGTAGAGATACTAAGAACGTAATTAATATGATGATAGAAGATGGGTTGATGTGGGCGATACCTGGTGGTAGAGAAGGTTACATAAATTTTTTACAACCTTTCCTATCTATAATTAAAAAAGAGAAGAATTATTATAAAAATGTAAATGTTTAGATTATGAAAAAGAAGTATAAAAGTTACCCTTACGAGTTTCTGTTTATGATTAATGGAAACCCTATTGTCGGAAGAAATTTTCCTGTTATGGATTTTAATAAAGATTCGTTAAGATCTTATGAAATTAAATACTTAGTTGATGGGGTATCGGATATGATAAGAAACTTATTTAAGGAACGTACTTATGATTATATGGAGAAATATTATAATTATTTCACTACTAGTACTGAAGAAGAAACAAAAAATGTAGACATTTACGAAAATGAAGACTTTTTTACTGTACAAATTAAGTACAAAGGAAATGTAGTAAGTGAAAGAATTTTTAGTGGAAATGACTACCCACCAAACGTAAGATACGATGTAGACATAAGAAAAATTATACCTAAAATCATCGATTATTTGCAACAGGGGTTGAGTGAGAAAAATTATACAAAAAATTATTGCGGTTATCAACTTGACGACATATTTATTAATAACTAAATCAGATAAAAAATGGCGAAAAATGAGAGTTTAAATTTAGGTTATTTAGGATATAGTTTCCAAGTAAAATTAGTAAAACAATTAGTAGAGGATCATAAGTTTTCAGAGAGTATTATTTCTATTATTGATCCTAATTATTTCGACAACGAGTACATGAGACTCGTTGTTGCAGCTATAAAGGATTACTATGAAAAATATGAAACCATTCCGTCTTATGAGACTATCTTTAATATAATAAAAAGTGAAGTTAGAAGAGAAATTGCTAGAGAATCGGCAACTGAACTTATTAAAGAAGTTAGAGAATCTGAAAATAAAGACTGTTTACACACACAAGATGTTGCCATTAAGTTCTGCAAACAACAAGAACTTAAGAAGGCTACTCAGAAAATCCAAAAAATTCTAGATTTTGGAGATTTTGATAGATATGATGAGTGTGAAGAATTAGTTAAACAGGCTATATCGGTAGGAACAGAAAAAGACGAAGGAGTTGATGTCTTTCACTCTATTGAAGATGTTTTATCTGATGATTTTAGAAATCCTATACCGACAGGATTAGTAGGTATTGATAACCTTATGGGTGGAGGTTTATCTAAAGGTGAGTTGGGTGTTATTTTAGCGGCGTTTGGTGTTGGTAAAACAACATTAATTACTAAAATGGCGAACACTGCGTATTTAGATGGTAAAAACGTAGTACAAATTTTCTTTGAGGACAACGTTAAAGTCATTCAAAGAAAACACTTAACATGTTTTACTGAGATAGAGTTAAGCCAGTTAGGTGAAAGAAAGGAAGAAGTTAAAGAACTACTACCTAGATTTCAAAACTTAGAAGGTAATCTTATTCTTAAGAAGATGTCAAGTGATGGTACTACTATACCACATATTAAACAATACCTACGTAAATTAATTTCTAGTGGTATTAAACCAGACATAGTTTTTGTCGATTACATCGATTGCATTCAACCAACCAAACAGTTCAAAGATGAATACAGTGGCGAAGGAAATGTAATGAGACAATTTGAAACTATGTTATCAGAATTAGACATTGCTGGCTGGACTGCGGTACAGGGTAACCGAAGTGCAATTGGTGCAGACTTAGTAGAAGCAAATATGATGGGTGGTTCTATTAAGAAAGGACAAATAGGGCACTTCATATTATCAGTGGCTAAGACGTTAGATCAAAAAGAAGAAGGGAGAGCAACATTAGCCATCTTAAAATCTAGATTTGGGAGAGACGGAGTTGTTTTTGACGACATTGTATTTGACAATGGTACGTTAACTATTGACACTAGTGAAAGTAAGGATGTGACACTATTACAACATGAGAAAGGGCAGAAAAGAAAGGAGTCTAATTTCATTAGTGAGACAATAGCAAAGAAAAGAAGTTCAGTAAATAATAATTAAAATTAGTAAAAGGGTATTTTTTGAATGGTTTACACACATAAATCATAAAGGGAAAGACACCCTCTAAAAAAAAGGAAAAAAATTAAAAAAATGGAGTTATCAAACAAAATTTTATCAGACATTACCGTACATATGAAGTACGCAAAATTTCTCCCAAAAGAAAACAGGAGAGAGACATGGGAAGAGTTAGTTACTAGAAATAAAGAAATGCATCAAAGGAAATATCCAAAGATTAAGGATGATATTGAAGAGGTGTATAAAATGGTATATGATAAGAAAATATTACCTTCTATGAGATCATTACAATTTGGTGGTAAACCTATTGAAATATCTCCCAACAGAGTATATAATTGCGCATATTTACCTATTGATCATGTTGATGCATTTTCAGAAACAATGTTTTTATTGTTAGGTGGTACAGGTGTAGGATTTTCAGTACAGAGACATCACGTTGAGTCTTTACCTGATATTAAGAAACCAAACCCAAATAGAAGTAGAAGATATCTAATAGGTGATTCTATTGAAGGATGGGCAGACGCAATTAAAGTATTAGTAGAATCTTATTTCGGTGTTAAATCATCTACACCTATATTTGACTTTTCAGATATTAGACAAAAAGGTGCGTTGTTGGTTACTTCAGGTGGTAAAGCACCAGGACCTCAACCACTAAAAGATTGTATTCATAATATTAAAAAGGTATTAGATGCAAAATCAGATGGTGATAAACTTACACCTATTGAGACACACGATATTATATGTCATATTGCAGACGCAGTTTTAGCGGGTGGTATCCGTAGAGCGGCGTTGATTAGTTTATTTAGTGCAGATGACGATGAAATGATTTCTTGTAAGTCAGGTGCGTGGTGGGAACTTAACCCACAAAGAGGTAGAGCTAACAATTCAGCGGTATTACTAAGACATAAAGTAACTAAAGAGTTTTTCTTAGATTTATGGAAAAGAATTGAACTAAGTGGTGCAGGTGAACCAGGAATTTATTTCTCTAATGATAAAGATTGGGGTACTAATCCATGTTGTGAGATAGGTTTACGACCTTATCAGTTCTGTAACCTATGTGAAGTAAATGCT